AAATTAAGCGCTTTAGAATATCAATTTTATTTTTTTAATGGAACCTCAGTTGATATACCAACGTCAGTAAACACTGATTGGGTTATGAGTTATCAACAGGCAGGATTTTCAATATTAGAGTTATATTATCGAACAAGACCGGTAACTAAATCTTTCTTTAAAATAGATTTTTATGATACCACGGATGACCTAACTCAAAAAAATTATTTCACAATAATACTACCTACTGATTCAGTTAAAAGGGAAACGGTTGTTTTAAATCCAATATTCAGTACTACTGCGGATATTATAATTCCTAATTTCATATTGGATTATGTTTTTGATAAGGAAGGTTTCTTTATTTATTGGTTGAGAGATTTTGAAATTTTAAAACTATCAGAGTTTTACATGTCTGTAAAATTTTTTGATGCGAAAAACGGAGTATTCGTAAGAATGATGACTGAACCTCAATCAGAATTAGTTGGTATGAAGTTTTTGTTTGACCAAGACCTTTATTTTTATCGAAAGGTAACTTTAGATTATAACACATTTACATACAAAATTTATGACATGATAACCGGCTCAAGAGTTGGAGACGGGACGCCACTTCAGTGGTATGAATATGTAAATCCTCCTGAATCGTAATGGAAGACAGAACATACCATATAAGAATTTCACCCGAAGTAATCAAAAATGATATCTTTGGCATTCCATACATTGAGGATGAATATTCTCGAATAATACCATTTGACCCTTGTTGCTCAACTGGTGAAACGGTTTTTGGAACTTTGACAGGAATGGCTTACGTGTATTCATCGATGACAGAGATTTTGTCAGGAGGTACAAACGGAGATTCTTTGTTAACTGATTTATCGGTCCCAATTTTTTTAAGTGAGAACTATGTCGATATTGGGTATTATTCAGTATTTGACGGAGCGGTCACCCAAAAAGACACCATGTTGAATTTTTTGTTTACTGGAGACACGGCTAATCCATACAGGGTGTATTTCTTCAACACATCTGATGTTGAATTTAAAAAGTATTTGGAGTTTTCTAACTATTTTGTGGATTGGGGAGATGGAAGTCCGGTTCAAACAATAACAAGCGTTGCCCCAAATAATTATCAACACACATATGCATCTAACGGTACTTACACTATTACTATGTCTGGGTTGAGCCCATGGGGTTATAATATAATCGTAAAAGATTTTACAGTACCTGTAACCGATATAATAATAGATAATCCCCAAGGAACTGCTTATTTTATTCCTGCCGGTGGTAGTTGGTCAGCGACACCAATTCAATATAATTACATATTTTCAGGAGATGCGGTATGTGAAAACACAGTACCTTGTTGCCAATTTACACCAATCCCATTTATTGTAAGTGGTTATACTCAATCAACTTTAAATGATTTGTCACAGTATGGACCTAAAGGTGACCCATCTCGTTTGGCGGGTAAATTTAAACCAAATGTTTTTGTTACTGGTTCATCAGGTGCTCAAGGTATTGTTTATACTCCTTCCCCGAATTCATTATTCACCGCATATACAGTCAATGACATTGATTATTATGATTATGTGGATGGTACTACCGTATTTGTTGTACAGTCATCAGGATGTACTGATTTATTGTGTTCGGCTATAACCAAAAATGAAGTTCTTTTGAATGTTGTTTTTGATGCTGAGGTACAAAGTAATATTTTCATAGAAAGGGGAAAAAATTCTGCCTTAGAACGAATCCAAAGGTTGGGAGAAATTGATAACATGGGTGATTTAGTTAATTATGGATACGGATTCTTTAATATAGTCCAAACATAAAACATGAAAAAAGGTATTTATAATAAAGTTTAATAATTTATAGAAAATGGCTACAGGTACTTATGGAACGATACGACCCGCGGATGTTTCACCAGAAGATGTCGAGATAATTTTAAATTATACACCATCAAGGGATGAGACTAGCAACTTTTTGCTCACAAAACTTGATGCCCCATCAATTTTAAGACCTTACTTCAATAATAGTGACACAGGAGGAAATCCTGATGTTGAAATTTTGGGAGGTCTTTATAATTTAAAGCTACCGGCCGACGTGTTCAATAGAATTGGTATTTACACCTTAATGATAAGACCGGCTCAAATTAGAACGGTTATTTTGGATTGTGGGGTTCTATCCGCATTACCAAATGTTAGAGGTATTGTTATTGATTTAAATTCAGTTCCCGCTCAATATAGAAATAAATTCATTAATCAGGGACTAGTTGGATTTAGAGTTGAATATTTAAATTCGGACGGGACTAAGATACCAAACTTTTTTAGAATTATTACATCTTCATTTTTTTGTGAACCAATTGTACAAAATTTATCAAACACTTCGGCAAAGGCTATTAGATATAGATACACAGATAATAACACAAACATTATTTTTTGTACTTTATCACCATCATCATCACCGTCAAACAAACCAAACGCAGTACCATATATTGGACAACCAAATCAGGATATTGTGATTACTAATACTTTCTTTAATCCGATAACATTAGACATTGAAATAGCCGAGCATGATTTCTCAACGATAGCTATAGCGTTGTTTGGTAATCAAAGTAAATCTATTGATGATGGAATTTACACAATGTACGATACTCAAAATAACATATACCGACAATACAATTTATACGAAATTAGAGACCAATTTAATAATTTATTATTTGAAGTTAGACAAGATAGAGGAAACAATATTGACTTCAGTAAGAACTTTACAAATATAATATCTTAATGGCGGTAAAAAAATTTATCTGCCCACCAACACCAGCATCGGGCAGCTGAACGTTCTCAGATGACTTAGTTGGATTTCAATTAGTCCAAGGAGGAGGGTTAACGCAAGGTAATTTTAATTTTACAAGCTCAGTTACAGAAAAAGTAGACAGAACATTTTACACGGGGGTATTTTCCGACCCAATTAATCTTGAAAATTTAGGAATCATAAGTGTAGAACAATCAAGATTAATATTTGAAAACAATTTTAAGGTATTTCCTAATTTTGACTTAACACAAATAAATAATTTTGTTCAATACGGGTCGATGTCTAAAAGAATATCGACCTCTATTACAAATATTATAAGTTATTTTCCCGCGGCCATTGAATCTCATAAAATGGGACTCAATTATAAGACAGGAGCTACGGCAACAAATATAATTTATGACTTAATTCAAGACATAACTACGTTTGATTTGAACATAGCTCGTATACGAAATCCTTTTGATATTGATTTTACGATAAATGCAACAAGAAATTTATCACTAAAAGATATTGAAGTATCGGACCTTAGAAATTTGACAACTCAATATTCAAGATATTCACTTTATTATGGTGATGAAGGTTATGATTTATTTAGTATCTCACCAACAAACTCACTTACTACAGGAACCTTAACAATAACAGTAAAAGGAAATCCTTTTTCGGGAGAGACATCTGTTTTTAATACAATCATAATTAGACCAAATGATTATGAAGTCAACAAAGTTTACAATGAAAATTTTGATGAAGTTGAGAATTTTTTACTTAATAGAAATCAAACTCCAAAATATACTTGTTCTTTCAGGAGTCCAAAGGAGGCCGATGACGGAACTTTTTTTATAACTACTGTAACCGCCACTTGGCCAATAAACGGTGTGTGGAATTTGGATATTTACACTGAAAATTTTAATAATTATATACAACAATTAGATGAGATAAGTCAAAACTTTGACTCATTCAAATCAAATTTAATATCAAGATTCTTAACCACGGGAGCATTTAAAGACTTTGACACCATCGGACAAAAGATGGAAAAAGTTTTACAAGTCTATGGACGAAGTTTTGATGAAACAAATATGTTCATAAACGCATTAGCGTTCATGAATTCTGTGAATTATACGGTTAAAAATGATATACCGTCACAATTGTTGAAGAATTTGGCTCAAACACTTGGATGGACAACAAATATTTCACCAATTACCAACGATGATTTTTTATCATCAGTCTTTGGACAAAAAAATAGTGGTCCATCTGACTTTAGTGGTGTTGCGGTAAAATCGACACCGGATGAACTTAATTATCAATATTATAGAAATCTAATATTGAACTCGGCTTACCTGTTTAAATCAAAAGGAACAAGAAAATCGATTGAAAATTTATTAAGATTAATTGGAGCTCCTGACGCACTTGTTGAGTTTAATGAGTATGTTTATGTTGCGGACCAAAAAATTAATTTATCACAATTTAATACACAATACTTACAAATATCGGCAGGTACCTACATCAGCGAAACTGCGGTATTAGACCCAACAAACATATTCTCAATTTTTGGGGTAACGTATACAGGATACACAACAAACTTAGTTATTAAAGACGTAAATGTTCTAAGGGAAGAATATCCGATGGATGATGAAGGATACCCGACAACTCCCGAAAACACAGAAAACTTTTATTTTCAAATTGGGTCAGGATGGTTTGAATCAACACCACAACACAGGTCACCCGAACAAGTGGATTTAACAAATAGTGTTTTTAC